TTGCGCCGTTATCAGCCTCATTTTGTAAATATTGCTGCTCTTCTTTCAAAGCACTAATGTGTTCTTTTATAATGTCTATCTGGCTTTTATCTCCACTTGCTTTAGCCTTTAACTTTTTAGTTTGCTCATCGGTGCTCTCACTTAAATAAGCATAAGCAGCGGCTAGTGTCACAAGGCCAGCTACCCAAGGGTTTTTAGATAATGCCAATAATGCCAATCTTAAGCCTTTTGTCGCTTCAGCGGTTCTTAGTGCCGCAGGAATATAATAGGCAGTCATCACGCCTGCGGTTATACCTAAAGCATCACCAACTGTATCAATATTATGAGCCATATTATTAATGCCATCGGCTAAGGTACCGCTTACTCCGCTCATGGTGTCAAAATCACCAATAGCCAACATCATATTGGTACGCATGTTTTGCATCGCACCGCCCACGGTTAAGGGCAAGTTTAAAAACTTTTTATCCACGGCATCGGCTTGGCGTTTTAAAGCATCGACCACCACATCGGCGGTTAATAAGCCTTGTTCTGCCATTTTCCGCAATGCGCCAATAGGCACATTTAAACCTTCTGCTAAGGTCATGGCCACACCACGGCCATTTTCCATAATGCTGTTAAATTCTTCGCCGCGTAAAATACCTGAACCCATCGCTTGGCTAAACTGTAAAATAGCAGAGCTAGACTCTTGTGCGGTGGGTGAGGTTAAAGCCAATGCTTTGTTAAACGTGCGCATTAACTTCATCGAGTCTTTACTGCTTTTACCCATCGTTTTAAAGGTGGGTGTTAGGGCAGAATAAAGTTTAGTGATGGATGTAATGTCAGAGCGTGTTTCTATCGCTATTTCATGCAGGCCACTTTGTGCAATGGCTAATTCTTCTGAGCCGTTGGTCACTAACTTTAATTGACCTTGCATTGCTTTATAAGCATCGGCAGTGCTAATGGCACCGCCTATTAATTGGCTGGCACTGGCAACACCTAGCAATGCAAGCATGGATGATTTTGCATTATCTAACTGTTTTGATGTACCCTTAACACCTTGTGAGGCTTTGGACATACCTTTGTCAATTTTTTGTCCCGCTTTTTGACCATCACTACCAAACTTTGTGATTTCTTTTTTAGCGCCTTTTATTTTGCCTACTAACTTTCCAGTTTTAGCATCTAAAGTAAGGCTAATGGATAAATTTTGATTATTCATAATAGTATTTATTCAATGTTAGTGTGCTAATCAGCATTTAAAAGACTAATCGCTTCACGTTCTAATATTTGCAATCGTCCGATCAAATCGGCTTCATCCTCTTCTTTAAAAAACCACTTTCTATTTAGTTCGACGGCTTGATAATCCAATCCATCGATAATGACTTTAGCGCCTGACATTGATGACACCACGGTCTTTTTCCACTGCGTTTGACACTTAATTAACAGCTGAACCGCAGGCCAATTTTCGGGTAACACCATAAAATCTTCTTGATGTTTTGCTTGAGATTGAAAAATAGGCTCACTAGCAATTGCTCCTGCATTGCTAGCATGACCGCCATCCTTGGCGGCCTCAATCCCGATAAGGTTTGCAAGCTGGCTGTTAGCATCATCAATATCAACCGTTGATGCAGGCTTTATGAGTTCTCTTGCTGCTCCAAGAAGGTTCTCGACTTCATCAAAGTCTTGTCGTTTCCCAAGCGGTAGGCCTGAGCAATTAATGCTGATAATTCAAAATCATTTTTAATGGCTTCAAGTGCATCCGATGTGCCAAGAGCCACACCTTCATCATTGCAAATATCCAAACCATCCACCGACACAAGAACTTCATCAATCAGCGCTTTGTCTGAGTTTTCGGCTTCATGTCGTTTGAGTAATTTGCATTTAACTTTAAATGTTTGCATGGTGCCATCGGCATCTTCTATGGCAACGGTGAGAATAGTGGTGCGGTTTTTGTTTAGTTTTAATGGCATTTTATGCTCCTTTAAATTAAGGTTAAGATTGAACGATGGTTAAATCGTTATTTTGAGCGTTGGGTACAATATCGGCGACCACATCACAATAAGCGAACTCACCATCCCATGTAATTTTGGCGGTTTTTACTTGCACCTGTGGCGTATTAACGGTGAGTATTTCTCCTGGCACTAAACCATTAACAAACGTCACCACGCCCGTGGCATTGGTTTCTGCTTGACTGATCGCAAGTATCAACTCAGCTTCATTGGTTTTAAAGCTAATGTTCACAGAGCCTGCGCGTGATTCAACTTCAACCGATTCGGCATCTAAGTCATTTAGATATTTAACGCCTACACCTAAATCAATGCTCAGTTTGCTCATTTGCACTGCAGAGCCTAAAAAGGTAACGCCAGCAGTGGCACTAATCACACCCAATGGATTTTTGTAAGCTGACGTATCAACGCCCGCTAACACAGCGGCTTCAACGGTCGGGGCTTGATATAAGCTGAGTATGTCAAACTTAATCATCGGGATACTGCCGTTATCTAAATTCAGCACAAACTTGCCACGGCTTCCCAGTAACTTTTGTTGCATCTTAGCAATGCGATAATAGGCACTCACTGATCCAAAAACGGCATCAACAGGGGTGTATGTTACTGTGCTAGCACCCACTACTTCTGCCATGCCACACGATTTTAAAAGCTCACCCCATGCTGGCGGTGTGGTTGCTACGCCAGACCCTGCAAATTCAACACCAAAACTGCTGCTAATATGTTTAGCAACCGTAATAGAGCCTTGAGCGCCTAAGCGTCCATTCATGTTATTGCGGGTTGCTGTTTCGCTTTCTAGCATATTCACAACAAGGTCTTGCGCTAATACCGCTTTAGATCCTGTGGGTACAGCATCAACGCCATAAGTAACTTCCGGACTAACGGCGATCACTTGTTGTTGTTTTCGTAGTAGTTCAGCCACGGTTATTTCTCCTTCTTAGTTGTAGTAGTTGTTTCGGTTGTTGTCTTAATTAGCTTTGGTATGCCGCCAACTACTTTATAAGAGCCACCTTCATGCATGGTTGCTGCCATTTTTTGTGCTTTAATGACGGCTGGATTAGGTTTTGTTTTCATATCAAATTCTCCATATCGATTTGATGAGTGGTTGAAAAGATTTCAGCCCAAAAGGTAATGGGCTTTTTAATTTTTAGTAAACGTGATCCGGCCAGCACCAGCGGTGTGTAACTGTCATTAACCGATTTGGGTACAAAGCCAAATAGCTTTTCGCGCACGGCTAAACGTTTTTCTTTTAATATTGCTGCTGTCTTTTCGCCATCACCATCATTAACCTGTTTAATGGCCATAATCACTGCAAACAATTGTTGCTCTATTTGCACGGGGGTACCCATATCACGGCTGTTCTGTTTTGCATTGGTTTTAAGCTCAATCACCCATGCTTGTGCATTACCTTTAATTTGCTTTTCCTGCATCACTGATTCGCTATCAATAGCTAAACTGACGCCTCTAAATGCATGACTGGCGATAAGCTCATTAATGATTTGTTGTGCGGTGTCGATCACTACATGAACCCATTGTCTTTTCGGCTAAACACGCTGCCTGAATGTTGCATGGTGGCTGAGTTGTTGGTCTGTGGTTTACTGCCACTGGTGTTTATGCCTAAGCCTGCTTTGCCAGTGCTGACATCGCGTAAAAACTTGGTGGCGCCATCAAAGCGTTTGTTAACGTCATCGGTTGGTGAGTCGTACAAGCCGTAGTGAACTAGATCACAGGCTATTTTATTTAAAATGGGTGGTATTTCAGACAATGGCAGTGTGTAACGGCTGGATAAGTAGCTTTCAATAAAACCACTGGCATCTATGATGGCTCGTGTTACTTGTGTGGATTCAATCTCTTCAGTGCCATGCTCATCGGTTAAGTCAATAAGCTCTTGCTCACCAAATCGATCTATTAAGTCTTGTACTGTGCAATATGTCATGGCGCTGATTATGCTGTAAGCACAAAGCGAAGTGACCCGGAAGGGGCTTCCAGGGTATTGGAGATGTAGGGACTACTTTTTAGGTTGTAGGTTGTGGGTGATAACCCCAACAAAACAGTAACGTGGCCACTGCTGTTGGGGGTTCATTCTTCACCCACAACTTACAAAAATATAAATTAGTGGCCTGAGTTTTTAATTCTAATAACGATTTGTTCGTGTAACATTTCGCCGTTGCTTGTGGTTATTTCATTTTCTAGTTCGTAGTCTTGGTCTAAAGTTCCACCACTTAATTTAATGCCCACTGACATTCCACTCACAGCCACTTGATCTTGAGTGATGCCTGCAGGCACTGTCCAACTGCTTGTGCTGATGGATGCGCCTTGCAGCTCATCAGCGCTCCATTGCATCCAGTACCACTTAACTGAGTCTGAATGTTTAGGCGGGGCATTTTTTATGGACATAATTTAAGCGGCTGTTTCGAATTTCACTTCAATGACACTGCTGTCACTGTTATAAGCAGATGCGGCTATTGCAATATCTCGACGAACCCAAATTGCTTTCCATGATCCGGCTGGAATGTCCCCAATCACTAATGCATTGGCTTCTAAATTTGATTGGGTGAAGACAACAGCGGCAGGAGCCGTATCTTCATCTGCTATGGTTTGTTCTACACCGCCGATGGCTGATGAACCTAAACCAATCAGCTCATCTGAGTCGGCACTGGGTGATTCGGTTTTAACGTAAACCTTTGCGGCTAACATGGTCAGTGTGCCATGATTGTTTTTAATGTAAAAACAACGGTATTCGCTGTCACCAGCGGCGGCTTCATAGCCACTCACAATATCGAATAAGTTATGCAGAGATGCATTGACTATGGCATTGGCACTGATTATGCCACCTAGGGCTAAATCGGGGTTGGCATTGGCAACGCCGCCACTGAGTTGAAATGAAATGTCTGCTTGTACGATTGGCATAATGGCTCCTAATGAACGCTAAAAATGCGTTGTTCTGGTTTAATGGGGATGACTCTTTGTTCTGGTTTAATGGGGATGACTCTTTGTTCAGGCTTTATCAGCATGATTTGAGTTGGTGTGAATTGCAGGCCATCGACTGACCATAAAAATGACACGCTACTTTCTGACAGCTCTAAACCATCCCAAATTAAATCTGCCTCTGCAGACACGTTGTTTAAAATTTGATGCTGAATTTGAAGGTCTGCTACCACGATGTTGGCCAAGTGCCAGGACAAGTTTGTTTGCTTATTAATGGTTTGTAATAAGTCCGATCGGGTTTCTAACGTCGCGGCAATAGCATGACGAATATCAAACTTTGTGTTCAAACTAGCTGTGACAGATTGCAGGGCTGAGTTAAGGTTCCACACTAAGCCTACGTTTTGATTCACGTTTTCACGAATTGACCATTCAGTGTCTAAATCTGCTGTGATGACTTGGAGTACTTGGTATTGAATGTCTAAACTGGCATTGGTGGTTTTTAATAAAGCCCAAGCTGCTTGAACGTCTTGTGTGACTGTTTTAAGAATCTGCTGGGTTAAGGTGACATTGTTAGTGATGCTGTTGAGCATGTCATAACGTAATTCAGTTGATGCGATTACGTTTTGGTTTGCGCTCCATTCAAGACTCAAATCATTGCTAATAATTTTTTTAGCATCCCAATTCAAAGCAATGGATGATGTGACAGACTGATTACCACCTTGACCTGCTTTCTTTAAAAAAATAGGGAATAGACGCATTTTAATAGACTTCTAGAAAACAATTCGGATTATCAGACCACATTTTACGTTCTGCTTTACTTAGTGCGCGCTCCCAAATATCTGTGGCATCTTGTGTTCCTGTGTAGCGTCCTTTGTCAGAGTTATCCGCATATAGTCCATTATTACAAATACCCGCGTTTACAGCCCAATAATCAAAATAAGTACCCGTTGCTGCTACACCATCAATCTCAAGAGTATTTACTACGCTTCCCGTAACTTGACTTGTAGTTGCTATAGCTCTATAGAGCGTGTCGTATAGAATGATTTCGCTTAACTTTGGCGCTCCGGCATTCCCTGATCTATACGCATTTTGCACATAGCAACGCTTCCAGTCATCAACTAAAATAGCGATCCCAGTTGGTATATCTTTGTTTGCAGTTCCGTGATTATGCGATGCCACTATGTTGCAATACTGATTATCATTAACTTGTATTTTAAAACAGCTTGCAACTGTAGCTTCTGCAAGAACAAGCGATTCATCGAAAGATAACTCATCAAAATTATCTTTATTTAAACTAAGCTGTCCTGCCGAATTAATCTTTGGTTCTCCGCTCGTGTTTGCAAGCTTTTTGCTGCTCACAACGTCATAAAGTCCATTTGCAGCATATCGATAACAACGACACAATCCCGCGCTCAATGGATGACCTTTTTTAACACGCACACGCTGAAACGGTCTATTGCCCATTCTCATTAATGCTGGTGATTGAAGTTTTTGTGGCATCAAAAGACTCACTTATACGTCCTCGTAGCCACCGTCGGACACTTCATAAGTTAATGTATTATTTGTTGCTGCTAATGCTTGCCCCGTTTCGTTAATTAAAAGAATGTGATAATTACTATTGGGCAGTACAATAGGGAGAGGCGTTACGGCATCACGTGCAGACGTATTGGCATCAAAATTAAAGACATGCGCTAAATGCTCTGGCGCTGGATCTAACACATCACTTCCATACGCATGTGATCCACCTTCTTCAGGTAGAAAGAACATAGAAATAGAAGCATTTGCTTTTCGTGCTGCACCTTGCAATTCTAAGTGCAAACGAAACATTGAAAACAGGTCCCGTTCTGCAACTAAACTATTTGAAATGGGTGCTGATGTTATTTTATTCGCATCGTTTGCTAATGCATTTAATTCAGCAGAAAAAATAGTGATACTGGCATTTTTAGCTGTGTATTTTGCAACCATTATAAAGCTCTCGCTTTCATGAGCTTGCCAACGCTAATATGTGGGTATTTTAATTTAGTAGTGGTTGCTCGTGCTATTAAGTCTTGCTTTGCTGGTGTTGTAATTAATCCCGCAGCTTCAAGGCCATTAATCAGTAGCATAACTTCGGGATCGGACAGGTCTAGATTTGAATTAATATTTTCAAGGTTGCTTCGTGCGGCGGCTGCTAGTTCGTATGCAACATGCCCATAATCTTCTGAGGCCATCATAATGGCTTTGCGTGCGCTATTAGCCGCTGCCCATTTGTTAAGTTGGGCCGAAGATAATGTATTGAAAACCTGCTTTGTTTCAACCTTCATTGCATCAAAAGCAACTTGAAGATCCCCTCCGGGATCTCCTGTTTTAATATCATCTAATCGTGACATGAGTTATGCCTTTTTAGCATTAAACAATTTAAAAGCTTGATCACGTTGCTTGGCATTGATGTTAATGCCCGTGGCTTTTTCTAATGCTTTTACTTCGGGCTTGTTGCTTTTTGTCCAGTGTTCTTTATTGCCTTTTTCTAGTTTGCCAATGGCTTCTACTAATTGGGTGATGAGCGGATCAACTTCTTCAGAATTAACTTCTTCTATCGAAAACATGGCGTCATCATCTAGCTGTTGCCATTGCTTTTCTGTTAGATCGTCTTGCTCTAAAACAGTTGTGCCAGCCCATGCTCGGCCTGCGCGACGAAAACCATCTTTTTTTGTTGTTACTGAAATTTTCATGATTGATACCTGTTTATTTAAAAGACTATTTCTGTGTTTGAATCAAGAAAAGGGAGTACGTTAAACACTCCCTTTTTATCATTCATCTCGTCCTTGAGATTATTAAGTTACTAGCCTTGGCCAGTTGATCCATAACTGGTTTGTGGGAAACCATAAACACCAGCCGCCCGGGCCTCGACACCAAACTTGTATTTCTTGCTCATAAACACATCGTCACTGTTCATGTCTGTTTGTGAGACAAACACGGGGGCTTTGCGCATTTGCAAAATAAAGGGTTTAACGGGCTTATTGGTGCAATGCACAAACCAAGCGGTTGAGCTGGATAAAGCAGGGTTAACCACTAACTCAAGCATGCCCTTAAAAGGATTGGGTGAGTTGTTATTAAGCTTGTCGGCATTCACTAGCTTATGAGCAATGCTGCGTAAAGCGGGTGGCACTTCTAAAACATTAGGCATTAAACGTAGTGGCTTTTTCTCTTCATCTTTAAATGAACTGATCGCTGTAATTGCTACGCCTAGGCTGGCTTCTGCCGCCGCTTCGGTTGCTGAGCTTAAAGCCGCTATGCCTTTGTTACTGTAACTGCCATCACCTACTGGGTGGTCGATGTCATAAAAGTATTGGCCATCCATACACATTTGAGCAAAACCACCATTTTTTAATTCATCAATAATGGTATCGGGTAATTCAGCTGCTGAATCACCTGCCATTTGAGACTGTGTGTTGTAGATGCCTAAACGATCATCTTCTATATCGTTGCGGTCTACTTCTACCGTGGTTTCATAGTCGTCATTAACCACGGTGTATTTATTGGCCTTAATGGACTTAATGGTTTTTTCACCGACCCATTTTTTCATAGCCGGAAAGCGAGATAACCATGCATAGTCTTCTTCACGTGATGAAGACTGAACTTGCATGGCTGTTTTTTGCCAGTTACCCGTTTGAGCCTTTAAAGCATTGTTAAAGATGGTTTTAAGGCCAACAAAAATACTGTTAATGGCTTGTTTGTTTACCAGCATTCCGGCCACCATAAAACCACCCGGTACATCAAAAGATAAACTGGATAAATTGGCGGTAGCCATATCAACGGCTGCTAATGCAGACCCTGTTGCCATTAAAGAGACGGCAACGACTAAGATTAAATTTTTAAATAATTTCACTTTTATTCCCCCTATGTTAAATTTCAATCCAAACGCCATCGGCGTCTACATCTACAATTGTTCCGGCTACTGATCGTGTAGCAACGCCATCGTTGTCTGCGACTGTTTGGTCATCGACTATGTAAGCTGTTTTTTTAATGTCTACACGAGCGATTGTTCCGTCATTTGCAAACTGAAAAACACCTTTACTGCTTTGGATAGTTTCATCACCATCGGCACCTGATGAGTTATCGACGTACTCTTCTGCACGACCGCGAACGGTTAAAGTCGTAGAAGTTGCACCCGGTACGGCATTGCCGTTGGCATCTAAACAAAGAATAGAGCCAGCAAATATTTTGGTTGCTGCTGCTACAGGGTCATTGTTTTCTTTGCCTGCGCGCCAAGGGGTGTTTTTATCTTGAGTTAATGCAGTCATTATTTATCCTCCGCTAAGGTTTTTTTGTAATCTTCAGGATCAATACCCATGCCTTTACACACGGCTAAATCTGTATCATTTAGCTCATTGCCTTCTTCGCCTTCAGGTGTTTTGCCTTTGGTTTGATCGCCATTAAGAGCTGCAATTTTTGGTGCTTTATCGATAAAGCCTTTTAACGCCACCATGTCTGTTTGGCCTAGTGATGTAGCCCAATCTTTTTGAACGGGTAATAACTTGCCATCACTTAAAGCTGTTTCAACGATTGCATTAACTTCATCGCTGTCATTTTTTGCCGTAAGCGCTGCCAAGTCTGTTTGCATGGATTTAATAATGGCCATTGCATCATCGGGTGTTTCTGCTTTAGCAGCTGCAATAGCGACTTCAGAATCTTTGTCTTTTTTGACTAAAGCAGTTAAAGCGACTTGCACTTGTTCATCACTTGCGTCTTTTTCAAGACCCAGCAATGCACGAATTTGTTCAGCATTCATTGAGTTTTCCTCTTGGGGTTGTGTGATTAGTTGAAAAGAAAATTTTGCGGCAGCTTGTGCTTGTAGTTCGTCCATGCCATCGATGGCGGCATAGTTGGTGATTGCGCCCATGATGATGTCGTAGACTTCACCAGTTAGTTTGTTAAAGACCATGACAGGGCTAAAGTATTTGTATTCTTTAGTGTCTATTTTAGATTTGGCTGCATCCGTCCATTCGGGCGTTACAAAAAAACCTTCGCCTGATCGCCACTCGATATCTGCACCATTAATCCAACCTGCTGCAGGGGCTGGTTGGCCATTCTTTTCTGCGTTTAATGTTTGGTGTTCGTAGTCTATGACCATTTGGTCTTGACGTGCTTTAAGTTTGGCTAGAATTTTGGGGGCAGTTTCATCGGTGATGAACCATTGGCCAGCCACATGAGGACGACCATCTTTAGCAGAAAAACTGCCTGCAGGCGTTAGTTGAATAGCACCCGTTGAAGAAAGTGAAAAGCGGCAGGCCGCGATAGCAACTTCAGGCTGGTATGTTTTGATTTTGTTTTGTGCTGGATGACCGTACATGCGGCCATAATAGGGAGAGTGGTTCTTTTAGTGACCCGGAATGGGCTTCCGTGGTGCTATCGGTTGCTTTTATATTGAGCACTTTTAAAAATATTACGTTACCATATATTTTCACTTTTTTTAAATTTCTTAGGGATAATTCTTTATGAGCAATCAACTTAACGTAGCATTAAATAGTGATTTAATGAGTATTGAAGACATTAAGTTACTCATGATAAATATTACTATCGCCATTTCATCAGGCAAAGGATCGACTCCATTAATGATAAAACAGTTAGAACTCGATGGCAGCGCTCCTTTACGTTATTTTTTAGGTCATCACGATAAGCCTTTTACTCATGCACAACAAAAATTTGTAGAGGCTATTTGGCCAATCACATTTAAAAAACGTTTATCTCTTATTAAAAATATTTGGGTAGAAACGCCTAATTGGAGACCGAAAAATCCACATACAACCAACCTTGACTTAAAACAATCAACCTTAGACATAGAGTTTATTAAAAGCTTTGGCGTACCTCTAACAATTTGGGATACCCAAGTGTTTAATTCATCAAGCTTAATATGTCGTGTAAAAAAAGGTATTTCAACTCATGCCGATCTCGTTCGTGCCTATGCTTCTTTGGCTATTTTTGGCTTTTTAGAACCTGATATGTTTTTTACAGCCAATCATTGATGATTAGCATCAAATTTAAATCGGTCTTAACAGGGGTACACGCTATTTTCTTCTTAAAATAACATCATCATAAGGCTCTACACTTTAAAGTCGCTTAGAATGGATTACACGCCATGATATACTTCTTTCAAAGTATCATATGTTGAGACTATCTTTTATATGATCAGCAATGATGTTTAAAATCTCTTCATTGTCTTCTGCACTCACACCTAACAATTGACGTGCTGGCATGTGCTTAGTACCAAAATCATGGTAGACCGCATAATCAGTATTTAAACCAAACTCTAAAGCATCGGAGCTGGATTGCGTAATGAGGTCTCTGAGCATGTCATTACTATCTCGTAACATTTTAGGGTTTTTCTTTTTCGCCCACGTTTCTGGTAACAATTCTTCCCAAGGTGTGCCATCAGGCTCTTGCTCGTTATCCCAGCTATAACGATGAGTTTGTTTTAAGTACTGACCAATATCATCAAAAACAGGCTCTAAGTCTTGGCCAAGATCAACGAGGCGGTTGAATGCTTGCTGAATGTCTTTGTCGTCATAATCAATGATGATTTGCATGAGTACTTAACCTTTTATGTTATTTAATAAGAATAGGTCTATAATTTAATGATGAGGTGGCTGTAAGTCTCAGTGGCAGAGCGGAGGTTTTTAACCTCGTGGCGCAGTGTTCGACTCCTGCCAGCCATCTTATATTTTTCCTTTAATGACTGTCTTTCCATCTTGAAGCAAGTTAATTAATGGCACTATCGAACCACTAACGACGACATTTTTCTTGCTTTTCGGGTGATTAACTCGTATTGAAATTCGCCCCGCTTTGTCATTGGGTGCGTCAAAAATATAAAGCAAGGCGGGTCTTCTACCACTGTTATCCCAAATAACTGCTTTTGGTCGCGCTAAAAATTGAGGCAAATTTTTGACTTGATCTAAGGTTAATGATTTATCGCCTTTTCTAGCGTCTGCCAATAAGTGTCTAATCTCCCCCTGAGATAGCGAAATCACGAGCGAGTTAAGATCAACATTTTGTTGCTTTAGAGCATCAACAATATCATCTTCAATAATACCGACATCATAGCTTTTACCAGCAGTCTTTAAATTGCCCTGATTAATATCATCAACCCAATGATCATAATCTTTACTCAATGCTTTTAAAACTGAATCTGATGCCAACAACCTAGCCGATGAGTTAATGGCTGACGATAAGGGTAACTGGCTAATTTGTTCAAAGCGTTTTTTAAGCAATGTTGATAAAACACTACTGCCCGGTGCATGTTCAAAGCCCGGATCAATACCTTTGGGTACAGAAACGGTTCTAGGGTTTGGCCCACGAATCCCCACTACTTTATCTTCCCATTCTATTGTGGGTGCTTTATCGGGTGCCGTTCGTCCTGTCTTTTTTAAATCACGCTCTGACAACACATTAAAACCACAGTTACAGCCCCAACCATTCATAGGGCGGTGACTGTCCCACCACGGATCATCATGGCGTAAAATTAACCCATTCCACGCTAAATGCTCTAGCCTAGGTGCTTTAGAGTGACCATGAGCATTATGAACGTATTCCCAATAAGGGCGATGGTCTGATATGGCTTTAGCTTGGGTAAAGTTACCAGCATTATAAGCTTGCTGAATGTTGGTGTGATAAATAACCCGTGATCGCCAACCTTCACCACCGTTATAAGACCAACCATGCTTTTTTACTATTTGAGGAAAAGCTTTGCGAAACTCGGCATAGCCAGTGCCCGTTGATAACGCTTTATCAATTTCGTTTTTAAAATCAGCTATTAAATCATCTTTGATGGCTCCTGCCACCATAAATGCTTTGTCGTGTTCTAAGCCATAAATATCCGTCCACGTTGCTGTCGGTATATTTAGTTTTTGACTAAAAAAACTGATTGCTTCAGAGAACGGGAGCGCGGTAGAGCTTTTAATGTTAGGCATAAGTGCTCAACCCCTTATGTTATTTAGAATTAATGGGTGCATCTTGATCATCAATGATAGACATACCCATCAATTCAGCGGTAGAAAACCCATGAGCCATAATCTTGGTGAGTTCTTCAATATCGGTATCGCCATAATTCTCTAGCAATTTATCTTGTAACTCTTCATACGACTCTGACTCGTCAACCAATGCTTTGATGTGATCAATCATGCTGGTCATGGGTTTTTGAGTTTCATCTTCTAGTTGTGGAATAAGCTCATCAATGACATTGACTTCTTTATCTGCTTCACCTTTTAAAGCGACCATTCCCATTAATGGTTCGCTTTTTGGTGCTTCGCTACCTTGCTTAATTTGAGTTGGTACCATCTTAAGCACTTCTTCATCGTCATCAGCTTCGGGGATCTGCAATCGCTCATGCATATGCTTCACGGGGATTCTCATGCCCACACTGACAAGACCAGGAATAGCTTCTGAATAAAGCTTAATGTCTTCTGCTTGTTGGGTGATGAACTCGAACCTAGGGCAACGTCTTAAGCTGGTGATGGCTCCTGAGTTTAGAGCGAGTATTGGATAGACTAAATCTCGTGTGAGTGTTCTTGCTATTTGCTTTGCATCAGCTTCTTTTAAGTCATGGCGTACTTCATTATGAACATTACCAAGGGCATTGGTACTGCTGGCTCCGTCTGCTTGGCTTGTTAATGTTCCGCCTAATATGGCTTTTGACTGTGTTTTTTCACACCAGTTGATCATGGCCATGTAAGGATCTGATCCACCTTTGGCCGCTTCTTCAAACTCTATCATCATGCCTTCGGGGATTATGCCTGCTGCATTGTGGCCAATGTTCGTGACGGCTCTTAATAGGGTGCTTTTTTCATCGTCACTTGATCCGCTGGGATAAGTACCTAAGCGAAGTGGCAAACCATAGATTTCATTAAACTCTGCAAGATCACGAATTGAATAGTTTTTGAATAAGAACGGCCATGCTAAAACACGGTGTAACCCTGCACGAGGTAAAAAGCCTGACGTGGCTTTGTGAACGTGACTGATCCATGTGAATGGTTGAAGCTCTTCACCATTGAGACTGTTGTCTCTTAGGCGCAATTGGTCACGATCTGTTTGTAATACGGTAAACCAGCTGGGCGGCCTGTGGTCTATTTTTTGTGGTAGCCATTCATTGCCCCAACGTTCCCAAGTCATTTCTAAATTAGAGTAGGCATAACCGATGGCATCAGCCATATCTAAGATAACATCACTCAAGTCAGTCATATCACCTATGATCTCTTGAGCCAGTTCTGTGGCTTTTTGTTCTGCTGTCGTGGCATTTCTTGGTGCTGTTATCATCCACTCTAAGCCAGATACCGCGCGTTTACGCTTGCCCATTTCAGCAAAGACATGACCGTCTTTTTCTTCTATGTCTGAAAATAGGTTGCACTGGTCTAGCATTTGGCCTTGTTCGGCTCCTTGCATAATGCGCGCAAGTTTACCCGGTGTTAATCCACGGCTTGGGTGGTTTTCAAACTCGGTGTGCAATGAGGCTAGGCGTGATGTTTGTGGGTCTGCTGTTAGCTCTTGTTTTTTAAAGGGCTTGCCTGTGCTGTCTAATATTGTTGAGTGTTGCATTAATATGCTCCGCCTTTACCTATTGGGTAGTCGTATGAGTCGTTGTCGTCTGGGTTTTCATCCCATCGGCTTTGTTTGTCGGGTGCTGCTGTGTATTCGATGGCAGAGGATCGGTTGTTGGTGGCGAACCACATGAGTGCGCCTGTGATTGCACTATCACCATGTCGCACTAAGTCGGCATCTTTTAAGTCTTTGCGCTCTAGTTTTGGGATCATGGGTATTCCGTCTATTAAGGTGACGGCTCTATGGTCTTCTAGAATGTTTTCATCTTTGGGTATCTCTAACGAACCATCTTCAAAAGCATCCACATAAGAACGCATGTTTTCGGCATACCATTTACGGCTTAAGGTGACTTGATGAATGCGGTGGTGGCCAAATTTATCTGCTGTGTATTCTGCAATGGTTTGTCCTGGTCCCGTGGCATCTATTGCGCCACTTCTAAAATTGGGTAGGCCTGCAATCATTGCCCAAAGGATTTGTTCTTGTTGGCGTGTGGGCACGTTGTTTAGCTCGATAGCAAAAGGCACAATACGTTTTAGCAGCGGTGTTAAATAAGCTGGCCACATGACAGTAAAGTGACGATGACGCGCAAAGTCCATTCCAAAGAAGTGTTGTCGGTCTTTTAAAAGGGTCTTTAATACGGGTGTTAAATGGCGTTTAATCCAGTCTTCACACCATCGTTCTCGTTCAATCGTTGGCTTGCTGGCAAAGTTATCCGATAACGTTAGCCTAAGAACTGGCCTTTCTTCAGGCATTGCATTTTCTACCCAAATGCTTGGGATCGCTACGCCTGAACCATCACGAGGGATTGCATCTAGCTCTTCGCGCATGGCTGCTTTACGTGGGCCATAGGAATTACGGAATCCGTTATACCATTTCTTTTTGCCCTCTTTTGTGGGTTTTTCACCCTTCATTAAACACACTCTAGCATACAGACCATTAGCTACAGCATCGTCAAAGGTGCAGCGATAAACGGCTGCTGTGTCTGCATAATAGCCAGCTTCTATATCTTTTTTAAGCAGGTTAAAGGGGTTTCCTTTACCTCGGTGTGTTGAGATTATTCTGATCTTACCGCCCCATGCGAGCAAGGCTGTGGCATTTTCTAATAGCTTACCTACATCGGCATGCAATGCTGCTTCATCAATAACAACGATGCCCTGCAAACCATTAACACTATTGGGGTTTGATGACATACCAATAATGCGGTGACCACTGGCAAAACGAATGCGGTAACTGGTTATTTGTTTCGTATTGCCTTCTTCATCTTGGTCTTCAAATAAGAACTGTTCAATACTAGAGACACCAGTGCCTTGAGCTTTTGCAATGAGCTTGGCAAACTTGGCACAATAGCCTATGAACTCTAAGCTCTTTTCTTTTGTGTCTGCCATATAAAAAATATTGTCACCACCAGCTGATTTACGGCTGGCGGCTATAATGGTGTCACCTAATGCCTCGGCAAATGTAATACCTGTTCGACGGCCTTTAGAGCATAGCTTGATACCTGTGTCTAAGCTGATCCATTCAGCTTGGTGCTTCATCAGCAAGCCTTGATCTAACAAGTCTATGTCTGTGCGAATATCACGCGCACGTGCTGGCAATTCATCCCAGTCTATGGTTCGTTGGGTATCGGCTAATGGTTTAAGTGTTTCTTCAGACATGATGCATTACATGCCTTTTAAGAATTGCTCACGCCAAAAACGTGCTTGATCACTGCCTAGGCCAGCGGCTACGGCGGCATCTTCACCGACTGTGGCGGCTTCTTCTATGGTTTTGCATCTCGCTTGTTGTTCTATTTTCTGCTTTTCAGCATCAGCAAAACCTTTTCCTAAGCTCGGTAATGCTTTAACAAGTCCAGCCAATGAATCATTGCCTTCGTTATATTTACCATTTTCAATCGCATCTAAAACAGCGGTAACACTCACGCCTAATGCACCTTGCATAATCATGGGTGCATCAGTGCCAAAAACAGCGGCTAAGCTTTTAGCTTGTTCTGCACGTTCTTTATATTTAGCCACTCGTGCTTTTAACTGTTTACCATAACGGCCAAGGCTAGAGCGTGTAATGCCTAAGCCTTGTTCTTTAAGCATTTTTATTAAACCATCGTAATCACTAAAGCTTCTTTCAATGAGCTTTTGGTCGATCCATTCACGGGTTTCAATCGGTAGCTTATCTACTTTTGATACTCGACCATTGTAATTGGGTGGTAGTTTTGGTGGCTCGTAACTCGGTTGGTAAATCGCTAAGCTATGATCATCTTCTGATTGCAGCCACATTTCACCATCATCTGTTATCGATGCAGCTAACCATTCACTATCATTCACTTGTACTACTTGTACGAGTTGCTGCATGGCTAAATAATCAATGGCATCACGTACTTTGTTGATGGTTGGTGCTAGTTCTGCATCACGTAATAGATGATTTAAAAGACCAGTTTCACCCATTGGTAAGGGTGCATTGTGAGCTAGGGTTTGAAGTACTCTAAGTCTTCTAAGTTTTGATAAGTGACTAGGCATCTTTTTTCTCTAATGCATGTTTGATATCTTTTACTAGCCCTGCAATTTGGCTTTCTTGCATGCTTCTCATTGCGCCAATGGATTGATTTAAGTCTTTTGCTATGCCACCAACGCGGCTATGCAAACTATCCAGTTTATGATCAATAGAGCCTTCAAGTTTTTCTATGGTATTTTCGAGCTTTTCAATTTGGCTAATTCTCGCATCGCCTTTGACCATCTCTTCTCGTGTGACTCTAATCAGCTGTTCTATGACGCGTAATTTTTCTGAGTGACGTTTTAACTGTGCAGATTGATCACTGAGTTTTTGATCTTGTATCGAGTTAATTTCTGATTTACGTTTGTCGTTTCGTGAGATGATCCATTTATAAAAACCAAATAAAAAGGTTAGTACAGCCAGTCCTACCGCAATCTTAGTGCCTAAGTCCATTGCTCTGTTATCTCCTAATTGTCTTGGCCACGGATGGCTTGATATCTTGGGCGGGCTGGATGCCCAGAAAGATGTTTTTGTTTGTTTTCTAATGCTTCTTTACAAGGGACGCAGCGTGCAGCTTTAGGCTCTATGTCTAAGCGTTGTTGTGGCAACAAATCACCGCAATCAAGGCAAACAATGCGCCCATTTTCATCAAGTTTTTGTTTTGGAAATTGAGAGCCATTGATCGTCTTATCAATCGATAACTCTCTAAATTGCATCTCAACATCTTTAGCTCGGTCTAAATCATCAGCCATTAGCAATGGTCCTTATCAAATTCGTTTAGGTGTTTGCAAATAAACACGGCAAAGCTATAACGCCAACGAATAAGCCAAGGACTGAATGTACGTGGTTGTAAACGTTTATAGCGTTTCATTCGGCCTGTGACTAACTCGCCCAATGTTTTGGGTGGATCTAAAAAAGCAAAGCTGATAATGATATTCACCCACCAATCGGCAATGACAAACACGATGGCAAATAAGATAAACAAAGGTCGAATAAACCAATGGTGTGATAAACCATGCTTGCGTATCCATCTTAAAAACGTGAATAAAAAGGCGTAAAAAACAAACAGTAACGCCAGTGCTTTTGCGGTTAATAATAAATAATCAATCATGGTTTTGTCCTTGGGTTACTTTTGCTTAAGTGATTTAGTGACTTTTTCGATGCCGCGACTGCCGAAGTAGGCAATGGTCATGGTGTAGAGCAGGCCTTCTATAACGGGGATGTAAGCTTCATTAATGACAAAGCCACCTAGGTTGCCATCGAATAACACCAAGCCTGCAAACAGCACCAAAACAAAACCATAAGCCACAGGGCGCACTAAGCGCGTTACGTTGTGTTCGTTATCACTTTGCCAGCGTTTTGTTATTTCTTGGTCATAACTGGCTTGGGCTTTTAATTGCTCAGTTTTAAAGGCGTTCATCTCTTGCTCAACTTTTAGCTTAAGTTGCAAACGCTCTTCATCACTGGTGACTAAGCTGTCAATGGCATTGCCCAACGACTTGACGACTTTGCTGGCTCCGGTGCTGAATAAATCACTTAACCAAGCCATCTTATCTATGCCCCTTATAAAAAACAGAGTAGTGGTTTCCGTCTTTAAACTGTCCGCCCCAAGAAAATAAAGGATGTAACGATTCCCAATATTCACCCAAAAATAAATGGTCTGATGTGTCTGTTAAATAATTGCCGTCTTTAAATAAATTAAGGTCAATGGCAAGTCGTCGCTTGTGATTACTTTCTTGTCGGCCATAGCCTTTTTGCTCTGCCGTTGTGCCGAACACACGAGAATCACGAAAGCCATCACCCAGTGTTAGTTCATAACCATTGACATAGGCATACTGAATTAACAGGGGTAAAAAGCGCATGAATAGGCGCTGGGTTTCACCGAGTGATAATTTGTTTTTAATTGATTTTTCCATAGCGCCAGTGTGCTATGAAAGGTGTTTAGTTTGACTCGGAAGGGGCTTCCGTGGTGAAGGGGTAGCTGTTATATTACGATACAGGTATCAGGGATTGGATGCAATTTCTTGATGTTTTTTGAATAAAAAGCAAGGCAAACCACGGAGGTTACATGCTTAAATCACTTTCTATTTTATTTCTTTCTTCGATTTTTATCTTTTCATTATCGAGTTGTGCAAAAGGCCCGACAACTGTAAAAGAACTTACCGCACCTTTAAATCGTATATTCGCGAAAGAAACTCATATTATATCACCCAAAAGAAACACTATTGCTAAACGCACTATTGGTGAAAAACTAATACTATCATTTCGTCAATATGAGAGTGAAGGCATTGACATTAAAACGGATATTAAAGTTGCAGGGAAATATAGAGGGTATGATAAATTATATTCCCTAGAAAAAGGTAAATTTAGTTTAAGGTATAAAACAGATAAGGGTAATTTTTATGTCCCTAATAAATCTATGTTGGAAATAACAGGTTCAGGAGAAAACACATCATTAGATGGCGGTTTATATATTAACAATAATACTGATCAATATATTTATTTTGTTATTAAAGGAAAATACTATTATCAGCAACTAGTTAATAAAATTACTTATGAGCAGACAATTGTCTCTAATATTATTCCAAATCAGTTTCAACAAACTTTAGTCTATAACGGTACTGTTAAAGGCATTGTATCGCTTAACTATCAAGAGTTTAAAGGAAAGATGAAACGTGACGCATTCTCTCAAGATATAAAATATGATTTAGCTGAAGGGAATATCATTCAATATAAAAATGCAAAAATTGAGGTGATTGAAGCTAAGAGTAATTCCATTACTTATAAAGTATTAAACCCGTTTTAAATAACCAAGTAGGTCGGGTTAGCGTTAGCGTAACCCGACACTGGCTTAAGCCTGCTTAATCGCAAGCTCCAATTGCTCCCTCGCTTTATTATATTCCGTTTGCAAAAAATACATCGCACTGGCCAGCTTGTCACGATTCACACAATGCAAATCATCACTGGGACTCATTAAATCCGTGATCACTTCCCAACAGGCGGCTATTTCGTCTTGGCGGTCTATGGCCGCTAAAATAGCGGGGTTCACGACAATTGCTCCTGCATTGTTCGCATGACCGCCACGTATGGTGGAAATTCAGAAGAATTGTTTGGAACAATTCCTGTGACCCACATCCCTGTGGCTCTCACGATTGCTCCTCGCGTTTAATAAAACGACGAACACAGCTTTCTGATCGGCCTGTGATGGTTGAAATTTGGGCAAATGATTTACCTTCGTGGTGCAGGTGTTTAATTTGTTCTTTTTCTATAAAAATTAACGGCGTTTTGACGGATTGCTTGGCTTCTAACAAGCCACATTCAACCATATCGACTTTAATGTGTGACACCTTGGTTTGTGATATTTGCAATAATAAGGCAATTTCACGAACTGATAGCTGTTTGTTAAGGTATTGACTGACTTGGTTAAACTCAGGCCGTGCTTTTAATAGAGCTTGGGTTAGCTTTTTTTCAGTGCTGCTGGGCGGTGCTAGGGCTAAATTAGCATCAAAAGCGCGAATAACGTGCAGGTGAAACTTGGCGGATACCCACATGGCGTATGCATAGACCAGTTCTTTGCAAACGTAGGTGCCT